TCAACTTTATTTAATAATAGATCTAAAATATGATATCTTGAATTTTCAAAGAAGAAATTTGTAATCCTTGAACTAAATTTGAGTCTATTTAATTTTACTATATTTGATTTGAATGTTTCTACGTTGTTCGATAGTTCTAATAATTTTGCAACACGTTTATTTTTGTTTTCTCTTTTAATAAAATTTAATATTTCATTATTTATCTGTTTTGTGGCATCAATAAAATCAGAGTGGTTTGGAAATTCATTCCCGATCAGTCTGTGTTCGAGATTCTTATCCAGAATATTTTGTGTACCCCCTAGGTTGTTTTCCAATAATGTATAAAAGAATTGTTTGTGTGTAAATGTTTTCTTTATCATTTGGTGTAAGTATGTCATTTTCTTTATTAATCCATGTGAATATCCTGATAGACATTGTGTGATGCCCATGTCCATTCCTAGTCCCCCAAGACTAGATGGCATTAAAATTCTATAAATTATTAATTCTTGAAGTAATGTTTCCCTTATGACAAAATACATAAATAATTCTGCTTTACTCATTTCTATTCTCAGATTCATGTTATTTCTAGCTATTCCAAGAATTGAAGAAGTTGTTATTCCTTCTTTTGTAATGTTTTTGTTGTTTATTAATTCCCCCTTAAGTAAGTTCTTAAAACTTAATAATATCTTTTCATCGTGTAATAGTTGAATATAATTCTTTTCTAAATTGTATTCTCTGAAAATATTTTCTAATTGATCACCAAGAACACCCTCTGTTAATAAGTTATTTGGTCTATTTTCTGAAATTAATGATATCATAGATCTTATTACTACAAATATTGATTTATACCATTTGAAAAATAAACATGTCATCAAATTATTTGTATATTCCATTGCACTTGTGCATGATGATGTTAATCCTTTAATTTCTATTTCTTCACTTGCTAAATCTTCTTCATTGAATATAGTAGTAGCAAGTAATCGTTTTATAGTACTATCAGATTTTCTACCCTGAAAATAGTGTTGCCGTAACATAGTGCACCTGTTTTTACTAACCATTGTTTGACTTCTTTTCACAATCATTCCATATCTGATGAAGAATTCTTCAATATCTGTATAGATATTGTTTAATATGTCGTTGTTTGGTACATTTAATCTTGCTACCATGTTTACGTCATCAGAATATGTCATCTGGATTGGTGAATCCCAGTTATTTTCTTTAACAAATAATGAAACTATAAGTGCTGTGTGCATTGTCCAAAGTGGATTCATCCAACCCTCTATACCTCCTTTTTGTCCCTCTGATACTATCACATCTTTCTTATATGTATCATAGTGATAGACGTGTAAGTGGTTAAAGAAATTGCTTAAGTTTCCCCAAGATTCCTCTCCAAATAATGTCCCACAAAATTCTAATAATTCATAAGTGTTTTCATTCTGCATTGATTGGTTGTGTCCTTCTATGTCTAATAAAATTGAATAATAATCATCTGAGATAAGGTGTTGACCAGCTTCATGAAGGATTTTCTTCCTTTGTTTATCACTTATTGTCATCATTTCTCCATCAATGTATCCTAATATTATCTTTATTAATGACATGTATTTTGATAATGCGTGTTTTTGTTCAATTGTTCCATTTCCAAATAATCTCGCTTCTATTTTTTGTTCACGTTCCTTTGCTATTAATCTACATGGAAATTGTGGGTGTATTTTATCTCTACTTGCAGTTGTTTTGTATACTCTTGATGGTATATCACCTTTTAAATCAGTTAGTGGAAGGTCTCCTACTTTGTGATCAACTTTTCTAATTAACTGTAACAATTCTTTTTGAGAATCGGTTTGATTATACCTTATTTCTTGTAATAATGCACCCTTGTCTTTTGCTTTTTCTAGTGGATCTTCTGTAGTACTTTGTGCTAAACTTTTTCCAAATTTAATGTTTTTCCACCATGAAAGTGGATATGATTCCAATGTACTTATATCTTTTGTTTGGTTTGCTTTTTTGATAGTTAAGTTTTTTGCTTCTGGTTCTAATATTATTGGTGGTACACCGTGTCTATTTATAAAATTGATCGTAAATTGTTTCTTTGCCAACCACGTTATCTTTCCTATTTCATCCTTGTCTATTGGACGCTTTGTGTGTGTTCTTTTTAAATATTTTAGCATACCTTCATGTTCATTTACTTCTGCATAATATATGAATTTATGAATCGATGATAATTCTTGAAGTCTTTGGCCGGGGATTGAAGATAGTGAATTCAATAATTTAATTTCATAAGAATCGCGTTTCATAGAATTTGCAAGTCCTATATAATATTTAAAATATGATATTGGATTTGCATTTTTATGATTGTATTTTTCCCATATTTTTGCTAATGAAACTAAAGAGTCATGAATTGGATCCCAAGCTGCCATTTTCATTCCCTCAATATCACTTTTTTGTAAGCATAGTG